AATTTAAATCAAGTTAGTTTAGTAATTTTAGCACCAGCTATAGTTTTTATTTCATAGTAAGAATATTGGAATGTTGCCTGAGCTACAAAGTAATTAGTGCTATCTTCGTTGGCTGAGAATTCCAAGGTTTGTAAACTTGTTGGGATTAGATCTTTAAATGACACATCAAACTTTGCCGAAAAGTTACTATTCAAAATAGCCAGAGAACCATCTGCAGTTAATGAGTCATTACCAAACTCTTCTTTCATTTTTTCACGATATGCATTACGATCTCTAAATTCATTCGGAACACCAATTCCCTTGAGCCAGTTATGTAAAATAATATAGTTGTCTAAGTTTTCATCAACTAGGAATGTAATATTCAATGAATCATATGTAAAGCTACCATCTAAAGGAATAGATCTAAATGGAGTTGGCTGCATGGGAGTTCCAACACTAATTCCTGGTATATTTGCACTCTGACAAAAGTATGCAATTTTTGGGAACTTAGCTAGGGTAAACTTAAATCCAGAAGGAGATAAGAAATTTCTGTTTTCAATCTGTTTATTCCAAGACATGGTGAAGTGTCGTTTATTTTTATTTAGATATAAAAAAAGATCCCCCGAAGAGGATCTTTGAATTGAGCCCTATAGGGCTTAGCTCACATGAGGTTAGCGATTCTAACTCTTCTGTAGTAGCGGTTTGCGTTAGCATTAAGAGCACCTTGACCCTGGCTAGTGCCTTCTGCGAATGGATTTGCAACCATTCCATAACGGGTCTTGAAGCCGATCTTAGGCTGGAAGGTATCCTGACCAACTGCACGAACCATCTGAAGAGGAACGTATGGGCAGTAGAAGAGACCAGCATCATAAGGAGTTGAACCCTTATAACCAGCAACATAGAAGTGAGTATCACTAATGTTTGCTGAGTAAGGATCAACGAATACCTTAACACGACCGAATAGAGTACCAGCAAGGGTGCTACCATTATCATCGATATTGTTGCTGATTCCACCAGTTGCAGCTGATAGACCAGATGAATAATCGAGAACGCCAGCCATTGCTAGAGCTGATGCTACGTCTGCTGAGCAGATTAGCATGTTGCCCTTTCCTCTACGAGTCTCATGACCGATTGCATTTAAATCGCGCTCGACTTGGAACAATAGACCCTTGAACTTCTCAACAGCCCAACGACCGTTTGAGTCAACATCAAGGTCAAAAGTACCAGCAGTAGCAACGTTGTTCTGAGCACCAGGGCGAGCAATTCTGTATACGGTTCTTACTACCTCACGGTTGATTTCAGCAAGAACTTCAGTGCTGAGGATGTTTGCTAGCTCGCTTTCAGCATCTAGACCGTGAACAGCCTTAAGATCCTGAGCTAGTTCTAGAGTATACTCAGCTTTTAGTGCTCTTGACTTAACACCAACTTGAATCTTCTCGATTGAGAAGCCCATTTCGCGGAAGTAATTACCCGCACCATCACCTAGAGCTTCCGACTGAGCGGTTGTCATGCCCTGACCACCAATGGTGTAGGTTCCGCTGTCGTTTAGAACTGCAGGGTTAGTTCCAGTCATATCATTGGAAGCCAACGAATCACCACTGTTCTCAGATGAGAACTCAGTATCTGCTTCGTTGAAGAATGCTTCGGTTGCACCAGCCTGCATATCACGATTGGTGCCATAAGTAGTTCTCATTGCGAAAATGAGACCTGTAGGACCTTGGAGAGGCTGAACACCACAAATGTCATAAGCAATAAGCTTAGGCATTGAGCGGCGAATTAGGCTGATTAGAACAGGATCGAAACCAGCGACAGGACCAGTCGATGTAGCTGCGCCAGTGAAGCCGTTGCTTGAACTACCTAAGTTCATGGTTGGAGCAGCTTCTGAGAGGAATCCACGCTCTTCTCTAAGGAACTTCTCTTGGTTTTCGAGCAAGATTGAAGTAACAGCCTTTCTATAAGGATCAGAAATCGATTCGATTTCCGAGTGCTCAAGAATAGGTGCCCACTTCTCTTGCAGATGCTCTGTATTGAACATTGCTTGTTTCTCCTAAAAAGTTTAAGTGAGTGTTATTGTATAACTAAAAATATTTATAAATTGCAAAACTTTAATCATTTCCAGCGAGATAATGCTGTAACGTATCTAGACATAGAATCTGATACAGGAGCATTTTGTGCTTGAGTCTCTTCTGAAATTACTTCTCCGCCAACCTGAGGCTTGCTTGAGAAATATGATTCTTTGAGAGTCTTTACTTTTTCGTAGAATGATTCTTCGGTTTCAAACTCAACTGCTTCTGCTAATGATGAAAGCTTTTCCTTTTGGGAAAGGCTCAAACCTTCAGAAATTTCTGCCACAATCCCATTCTTGATAAATCCTCCAAGTGCCTTATGGAGTTCTACATTTTCTGCGATTTGCTCGTTGAGCTTATCTTCCATAACATCAAGTTGATCTACCATTTCATCTACAAGATCAGCTTTCTCATCGGGAATACTAATGTAATTCTCGACGAAAACTTGCTTGAGACCTTCTAGAACAGATTCTGCCATTTCACTCTTAACGCCATGCTCAATAGCAAGTGCGTTATTTTCGATCCACTGTGAAACAGCATATGAGAGATAGTCGTCTACCTGCTCAGCTAGTTCTTGCTTTACGGTCTCAATTTCTTCTTCTAGAACTTCTGCATATTGCTCGTGAATATGCTCAAGCTCTTCATTAAGACGAGAGATAACTGCAGCTTCAAAGATAGTCTTTGCTTTCTCTTTGAACTCTTCAGTTAGATCTTCACCTTCTGTCAAAGCAGCAACATCTGCAGAAAGATCAATTTCGATCATTTCTACTTCATCCTCAATTTCCTCTTCTAGAGTTTCACCTTCAACTTCAGACTCCTCAAAAGTAGGCTTCTTCTGAATGGTTTCCTGCTTATCAGCAGATGCACTAGAAGGCTTATTCTTTGGAGATTGAATCTGACCCTTAGATGGTGTTCTCAATTTATTTGATTCATCATCTGGCTTGCTGTTTTGTGGTGTAGGTCCGCCTAGATCCTCAACAGAACCTAAACCTGAACCTTCATTCTCAAGCTTGCCTTGAGGATCTGCAGCCTTTGCGTTTGCAGTCACTTGGTTTTCCTCTAGATTTTCAAAGCCCTTTGACATTTCTCTTGTCTCCTGTTGCTACTATTATAGGAACTTTATATAGTTATTTATGTTTTACAGATTTTGGATAAAATCTGCAAATGCTCGAATCTTTCGCTCAGTCAATTCACTAACTGGTGAATTGACAATTGACTTTTTATATGTTTCAATTCTTTTTTCTGTTAGTCTATTTCCCTGCCAAATCCATTCTTTACCTTCCATAATACCTTGAACAAATGCATCAGGGGCAGAAGGATCTGCTACAATATCAGCAGCAGTTGCAAGCATAAAGTCATCACTAACAACTTTCATTCCGTTCTCTTCTTTAAGAGTTCCCAATCCTCTAGATGAAACTCCTAACTTAACTCCTTCATCCAGTAAATTCTTTGCAATATTCCCCATGGGAGTGTCAAGAATTCTTGCTTTACCTTTAAAGTTGTTGCCTTCTCTATTTAAGGAAGTAATTAAATGTGATACTCTATCTAAATTAATAGTTGGTCCGTCTGGATGACCTAGTTCACCCAAAGCTCTACCACTATTAATATAAGAGTCTTCATATTTTTTTACTTCTCTTTCAAGAATATCAACGGGATAATATCTACCGTTTCTATTCTTCAGATTACCTTGAAGAAAAATACCTTCAATTGTATATGATTTTTTACCATTCTTATTTTCTACAATAAGCTTGGCTTCTTCAATTTTCTCAGTAATCAGCTTCATCGTCGGTTTCCTCTTCTTCGGTTTCTAGTTCATCGTCTTCCTCTTCTTCTTCAGTCTCAAACATATTCATACCAATTTGCTGTTTAAGATCACCAATTGCATCTAATGCAAGAGTTTTCATACCAGCATCTACATAATCTGATAGGTCTTTTTGACCAGAAAAAAGAGCATTTACGATATCTTGTGCATATTCACTAGGCATAATTGTTCTCCCACTATTACTATTTAGAATTCTCCTGTTTTATAATCCTTAGGATCAATTTCAGTTGTTTCTGGTGTTTGTTGATCTTGTGGTGGTTGCTGCGCCGCCATTTGTTGCTGCATCATCAACTCCTGCTCATCAACAATAATTCCTGTTTGTTTTTCTTTTTTAATTTGCTTATCAATATCTTTCATTTCATTATCAGTTTGCTTAAGTATTTGACGACGAATATATTCAACAGAGAAATACTTTCCAATATAAGCATCCATTCCAGTAACTAAATTCATTCTCTCATTGAGAATTTCTTTTTCTTTCAGTTCACTGAAATAATTATCTGCAATGAAGTCATATTGAATATGCTCTTTATAGTCATCCCATTCTTCTAAGCTAATTATTCCTTTTAGAACGAGTTGAGTTTTTAATAGATCACTAAACAAATCTGCAAATTTCTTACGAAGTCTAATAATAAATTTTTGAAACTTAACTTCGTCTCTAGTAATCTCTGCAGATCTTCCAATATTAAATGCACTATCAGATTCAATTCTAGACTCAGGAATGTTTAATGAACGATATAACTTCTTTTGGAAATATTTAATATCTTCAAGTTCACCAAGATTCTGACCACCAGGAAGAGTAGTAATTTCGGTTCCTCTACCACCTTCGCGGCGAGGGAGCCAAAAATCCTCAAGCATACTCATGAATTTCTTGTCATCACGAATTTCACCAGTGTCTGCATTGTATACTAACTTGTTTCTATATCGAGACATTACTTCTTTTAAGTATTGTTCAGCTTTTTGTTTTGGTAAATTACCAACGTCAATATAGAAAATGCGTCTCTCTGGCGCTCTGGAGAGTCTGTAAATTACTAAGCTGTCTTCAACCATTCTTAATTGGTTGAGTGACTTAATGGCTTTATGTAAATGTGATAGAACCATATTACGATTCATATCAACGATTCCAGAATGAGCATAAGAAATTGCATCTGGTGCAATTCTTACACCTTGGCTTTCATATCCACTTGTATGCCCCTTTGCATTATAAACATAATATTCTGCGGATTTTGGAACTAATACAGTATTAGAATTTGGAGGAGTTTTATTCTTATCCTTTTCAAACTCTACTACCTTTCTAATTTTTCTTGGATCAATATATCTTAATTCTACAATTCCTTCTTTAGGATTTTGTGGATTTATTACTTTATGATAGAAAAGTCTTCCGTCGATATACCAGCGTCTAAAAATATCATACGCTTTTCTATCAAAGTGTAATAGTATTAAAATATTTTCAAATTCTTCTCTTATTTTTTC